TGGGTACTTCCTGGCATTGTCCGAGCGGATGGCCCGGTACGCGTTCCGGTCGATCTTCCAGCAGCGGCCGACGGGTGCGGCGGGGAACCTGTTCGGAGCCGGCTGGCGGTACTGGACGTGGGATCTGTGGCCGAACCGGATCGACCTGGACGGGTCGGTGCGGGACCTCCGCGACTGCTTCCGGTTCGTCACCGTGGACCTCGCCGCGTCGGAGAAGACCGCCGCGGATTGGACGGTCGGCGCGGCGTGGGCGCTCACCATGGACCGCCTCCTCGTCTGCCTCGGCCGGGTCCGAGACCGCGTGAGCGAGACACGGCACTGGGACCTGATCCGGCCGCTCGCCACCGAATGGCAGGCTCCTGATGTGGGTGTCGAGTCAACAATGATGGGGACGCTGCTCGTCCGGCAGGCGGTCCGCGCCGGCCTCAAGCCGTTCGACTTGCGCGCCGACAAGGACAAGGTGACCCGGGCGATCCCGTACGGGCACATGGTGTCATCGGGTCAGGTGTTCCTGCCGTCGTCGGCGGACTGGCTCGAGGAGTGGACGGCCGAGCACTCGGACTTCCCGGCCGGCGCGCATGACGATCAGGTGGATGTGGGGGCGTACGCGGCGAAGGTCGCGCACGGCTGGCACCCGACCCGCTCGCCGGCGGATTCCGACCACGACCGCCGGTCGGTGGACCCGGTGGAGGCCGCCATGAGCGCCGCGCTCGGCCTGAACGGGCACGACACGCTGGCCGGGATCTGACCTCGGGAGGTGCACGCGGTGACGGCACCCGCCCGCGCCTCCGGGCACGTCGACGACTCGGCCCTGTTCGGGGCGATCCTCGCCGACGTGTTCGAGCAGGTCGCCGACCTGGACTGGCCCGCCTCGATCAGCACCTACGGGCAGATGCGGCTCGACCCTCAGCTCGCCGCCGTCCTCGCCGCGGTCGCGCTGCCGATCCGCCGGGCGACGTGGCAGGTCGACCCGGCCGGCTGCCGCCCCGAGGCGGTGGCGCTGGTCGCCGACGGCCTCGGGCTGCCGGTCGCCGGCGCCGACGACGTCCCGACCGGGGCCCGGGTCCGCGGCGTCACCTGGACCGAGGTCAGCCGGCTCGCCCTCCTCGACACCGTGTACGGGCACATGCCGTTCCAGGAGTGGTACGACATCGTCGGCGGGCAGGCCCGGCTGGCCGGGCTGATGCAGCTGATGCCCACCACCATCGCCGCGATCAACGTCCACCGGGACGGCACCCTCGACACCGTCGAGCAGTACGGCCCGCCGAAGGACAACCCGCCGATCCCGGCCGCGCACCTGCTGTGGTTCGCGCGGGAGCGGGAGGGTTCGGCGTGGCAGGGCCGGTCCCTGCTGCGGCCGGCGTACGCGGCGTGGCTGCTGAAGCGGGAGATGCTGCGGGCGCACGCGATCGGGAACCGTCGCTTCAACCACGGCGTGCCCTCCGTGGTGTGGGAGCGGGGCTCAGACCCGACCCCGGCGCAGCTCGCCGAGGCCGCGAAGTACGCGCAGGCCGCCCGGGCTGGTGACCAGGCCGGCGGGTCGCTGCCGCCGGGCGCGCACCTGGAGCTCGTCGGCATCACCGGTGGTGTCCCCGACACGTTGGCGTTCATCCGGTTCCTGAACCAGGAGATGTCCCGGATGGCGCTGGCCGGCATGCTCGACCTGGGGGAAACCCCGAACGGCTCGAGGGCGCTGGGCGCCGAGTTCATCGACCTGTTCCTGCTCGCCCTGCAGGCGCACGCGGACGAGCACGCCGCCACGGTGACGAGGCAGACGGTGGCCCGGCTGGTCGGCTACAACTTCGGCGAGGACGAGCCCGTGCCCGCCGTGGTCGTTGCCGACGTCGGCAGCAAGCGGGAGGTCACAGCGGAGGCCCTGCAGATGCTGCTCGCCTCCGGGGCGGTCGGCCCCGATCCGGCGCTCGAGCGGTGGGTGCGGTCGGAGTGGCGGCTGCCGGTGCGGGAGACGGTGGCCGGTGGTGGCGGTGAGTCGCCTGCCGCAGCGGCGGCCCGGGCACGGCGGGCGGCCCGTGAGGCGGCCCCGGCCGAGTGACCGAGCCGGACCCCTACGACGCGGCCCTGCAGGAGGCGCTCGACGCGCTGATCGCCGACTGGGCCGGCGTGAACGGCGGCTGGCGGGCCGAGATCCGCGCGCAGGTCGACGCTGTCGTCGGCACCCAAGGCGCCACCGCCGAGGACCTGGCCGCGGTGGACACCGACGAGGCCGCAGGCGTGGCGGTGCTGTTCGCCGCGGTATTCGGCTACGCCGTGGTGGCGGCCGGGCTGGCGGTCGCGGAGGCCGCCGCGCAGGGCGTCACCATCGGCCTGCCGGACTGGGCCTCCTCGGACGGGTCCGGGAACCAGGAGGAGTCGCTGACGCTGCGGTCGGCGGCGGCGCTGTGGTCGGGCCTGCTCGCGGGCTCGTACCGGGACGCCGCCGTGTGGGAGGCGGCCCGGATCTGGCAGCCCGACCCTGGCCCGCTCGCCGAGGCGGAGCGGCGGGACATCGCCGCCGACGTCGCGGAGCGGGTCGCCGGGCATCTTGCCGGCCTGGGTGATGCGTTCCTCACCGACAAGCTCGGTGGGGCGCTGATGACGGCCGAGCGCACCGGCCGGCTGTCGGTGTACGAGGCGGGGCCGACAGCGCGGTTCTTCGCGTCGGAGGTCCGGGACAAGAACTCGTGCGAGCCGTGCCGGGACGTGGACGGCACCGAGTACGGGTCGCTGGCGGAGGCGAAGGTGGCCTACCCGACGGGCGGCTACGAGGCGTGCCTGGGCCGGCTGCGTTGCCGGGGCAACATCCGCGCCGTGTGGGAGGCGCCGGGCTGATGCGCCGGTTCCGGCTCGTCCGCGCGGTCGACGTGACGGGCGTGTCGGGCACTGGGGCGATCTGCGAGGGCGTCGTGTTCACGGACGGCACCGTCGCCCTGCGCTGGCTGACCGAGCGGGCGTCCACCGCTGTCTACGCCTGCCTCGACGACGTACTCGCGATCCACGGACACCACGGCGCGACCCGCGTCGAATTCACCGACACCTGACTGGAGGCGGCCCGTGCCTGACCTGCCCGAGCTGCCCGCCGGCCTGCGCGAGCGGCTGCGGCACCAGCAGCCAGCCGACGCGTCCCGGGACTGGTATCGCATCGCGGCCGCGAAGGACAAGCCGAAGACCGCCGAGATCTGGATCTACGAGCGGATCGGGGCGGACTGGTTCGACGACGGCGTCGACGCGAAGTCGTTCGCGCGGAAGCTGCAGGCCCTCGACGTCGACGAGATCATCCTGCACCTGAACAGTCCAGGCGGCGCCGCCTGGGACGGCATCGCGATCTACAACTCGCTGAAGGACCACAAGGCGTCGGTGACCGTGGTCGTCGACGGCCTGGCCGCTTCTGCCGCGTCGTTCATCGCCCAGTCCGGTGACCGGATCAAGATGAACCGGGCTGCCCAGATGATGATCCACGACGCGTCCGGGGTGGCGATCGGCAACGCGAAGGACATGGCGGAGTTCGCCGAGGTCCTCGACAAGCTGAGCGACTCCATCGCCGGGATCTACGCCGGCCGGGCCGGCAGCACCGTCGCCGAGTGGCGTACGGCGATGGGCCGCGAGTCCTGGTACACGGCCGCCGAGGCGGTCGAGGCCGGGCTGGCCGACGAGATGGTCGAGGAGACCCCGGCCGAGCCGAAGGCCCGCGCCCGGTTCGACTTGGCGGTCTTCAACTTCGCCGGCCGGTCCGCCGCCCCGCCGCCTCCCGTGCTGGCCCACGCCCCCGACCCGCCGCCCCCCGCACCCACAGACCCTCCGGCCGACCCGCCGGAACCCACCCCGCAGGAAGGAGCCGGCATGGACCCGGCCAAGCTCCGCGAGGCCCTCGGCCTGGCCGCCGACGCCTCCGACACCGACGTGACCGCGGCGCTGACCACCGCCGGCATCACCGTCGCCGCACCGGCCGCCCCGCCGGCCGGGCCGAATCCCGGTGACCCGGCCCCCGACCCAGCCCCGCCGCCCGACACGCTTCCCCCGCGGCAGCCGTCGCTGCAGGCGGGTGTGGGCTCCGACGCGATCCTCCTCGACCCGGCGCAGCTGCGGGCGCTGCAGCAGCAGGCGGTCCGCGGCGACGAGGCGTACCGGCGGATGAAGGAAGCCGAGTGCGAGACCGTCCTCGACGCCGCGCTCAAGGAGGGGAAGTTCCCGCCGTCGCGCCGGGAGCACTGGAAGCAGCTGTGGGCGGCCGACCCGGACGGCACGAAGGAGACCGTGAGCCGGCTCGCCCCGAACGTCATCCCCGTGTCGTTGGCCTCCGGCTACCCGGGGGTCGGGGACGAGACCGAGGCCGACATGATCTACCAGGCGATGTACCCCGTGGGGGGTGCGAGCCGTGGCTGACTACACCCCCGTCCAGGTCCTCGCCGGCGCGCCGTTCACGTCGCAGGCGTCCGGCACCATCACCGGCGGCGACGTCGTGATGGTCTCCGGCTCCGGCACGGTGGCCGCGGCGTCCGCGGGCGCGCTGACCGTCGTGGGCGTCGCCGCGCACGACGCGGTGTCCGGCGCGAAGGTCGCCGTCCACCCGTTCAAGGCGGTGCACGAAACCCTCGCCGGCGTCGGCGGCGTGACCGCCGGGAACCCGCTGAAGGTCGGCGCCACGGCCGGGAAGCTGGTCCTCTGGACAACCGGCACCGACTCGGCGGCCGCGTGGGTCGGCATCGCGCTGACCACCGCGATCGCCGACGCCACGCTCCGCTGGATCGGGAGGTAGCCCGCCGTGCCGCACATCTATCCGGCGTCAGCGCCGACGATCGCCGGTGACGTCCTCACCATCAGCCGGTTCCTGAACTCGCCGGCCTCCGTCCAGCGCCGGCTGCGGACCCTGACCGAGCAGCGGTTCATCGCCGATGTCCTGCTGTCGGGCC